ACCATACATGGCGAGTGCACCTGTAAACATGATAGTATTTCGGGCGATTGGTGGAATCATGTATTTACAATAAGCATCCTTGCTCTATATTCTTTGTTTCGTCGACGCAAGTTGTGACCCAACCAGTAGCACTGACATCGTATGAGTACGTATCACTCTGAGGGTAGACACGGCATGATGGTTTGGTCATTACGAAGTTTCCATCTTCCATTTTGGGGTTTCCTTCTTCATCAGTCACATTTTCCGAAGCCTTGTAAGCCACAGCTAAAAGACTGTCCCGATCCACTTCTTCACCTAAATCGACGTCTGGTAACGCTTCCAAACACCCTTTGATGGTTGTTTTTGGGTTGCCCGCATCATCATCGGCAATCTCGAATTCGACGAAATTAGTTTCAACTCCACCGAAGTTACCAGGTAAGATGTAACTAGAAACGCCACCAGCATCTTCAAGAGCAACGAGACCCGTGGTAAGTATAGAAGCCACACTCTCGACACTTGTCATGGCACCGGTACCATCGTACCCAAAGAACATCTGTACATCATCTTTGTCCATATAAGACATCGCATATTCATCACCGATAGATGTGAATTTAATCTTGTAAGGTTTGAGATATTTGGCTTCGGTAGGCTTTACTTTCTTAGTTACATTAAAACCATCGGATGTATACTTCATATATCTCTCGATCGTCTTGGCAAACAAATAGTATGTATCAGCCTCACCCTCAACCGCCTCTAGAGTGATCACCATTTTTGCCCTACGAGCACCAGTTCTGACAATTTCGAATTTTTTGGTATTGGTAGCATCATTAACGGGGACGATCACACCCGCTATCGGGTCAGTGTCAGTACCTTTGACAACAATATATTTATCACCAGCGAGGGGGTGAGTACTAACTGATGGCGCAGTGTCCGCATCCGCATCCGCATCCGCATCCGCCGCTGCCTCAAGCGCCGCTGCAATCGCCGCAAGCCTTTCAGCCTCGGCCTTGGCCTCAGCAGCTTCAGCTTCAGCCTCAGCTTCGGCTAAGATAGCGGCCTGGTTGTTTATGTACCAAAATACAAAACCCATGACCACTACGATTAAGAGAGAAATGAGAATAATCGTGGTCGTATCCATAATTATATTATGTCAACTTTTTTTTTCGCCAAATATAATAGAATGTCCCTGGACGATATACCTAAAAAAATTCAATATGTTATTTTAGATTCGACATTCGTAAATGGAACAAATAATACATTTTCACTCGATCTCACTCTTGAATCCAACACACATGTTGAGGACATGAGTAGAGTGATGGGTATTAAAATGGTTGACTTCTACATCACGCAAGTTGGTGAAAATAATTCAAATCTGAATACGGACATCGCAAAATATGTAGACATTGTCTGCCCTGACATACCGAAGGTGGCGCAAATTCTCGATGAACGACACGGTCAAATATTAGCTCGCGTTCCTTTGGAACGTCATTTCACGGGGAGTGATGGAATTATTCTTCGTGATAAACAATGGAAAAGTTTCCAACGACAAACCAATTACTTCAATCCCATTTCGATAAAAAAATTAAATTTTGAAATATTTGAACAACAAGATGATGGAGATTATCTTCCACTCCAACCTGATGCAAAGTGGTACATGATCCTGGAGATTACAACTGTGAATGTTAAGGAAAAACCAAAAGATCGAGAACTTCAAATTCTTCAAGCACTTGAAAAACTTTTGAAAAAAATTGACACACTCAATAAAAATGTTCAAAAACTCCCTGATAAACCCCCAGAAGAAAATCCCAAAAAATATTCATTCGGTCTTTTGGTCGCCATTTTAGCATCTCTTTTAGGGGGATTTATATGGTGGGTCAATAAAAGTTCTGCGTAAAATATATGGGAGGTAAAAAGGGTCGTCGCCTAAAATTTTCACTCTCATCATCCTATGATACTGATTATTTCGAAGAAGAAATGGAACTCGAGGAAGTGAATCCAGTAGTGATTCCAAAGAGTGACAATCAGAGAGAATATAACAGAATGTTATACAGTATCAACAAATCTATGGTATTTGCCGTAGGACCCGCGGGAACGGGGAAAACAATGTTGGCATGCTGTGCGGCGATACAAGGGTATAACGACCGCACGTATAAAAAAATTGTAATGACCCGACCCGTCGTGTCTGTCGAAGAAGATATTGGGTTTCTCCCGGGAACATTAGAAGAAAAAATGGATCCCTGGACACGACCAATTATGGACATTTTCGGTGAATACTATAGTCAAGGTGATATTCAATATATGATAAAAGAAAGGATTATTGAAATTTGCCCATTAGCGTACATGCGCGGTAGAACATTTAAAAATGCTTTTATCATTGCCGATGAAATGCAAAATTCAACTCCAAATCAAATGAAAATGCTCCTCACACGCATAGGTGAAGGTACAAAAATGGTCATTACAGGCGATCTCAAACAACACGATAGAAAATACGAAGAAAATGGTCTTAAAGATATATGCGAACGAATTAAAGATAAAAACTATAAACGGATCGAATATATCCAATTTGAATTTAAAGATATTGAAAGAAGTCCCGTCGTTAGAGATATTCTTGAAATTTATGGGGATGCTTAAAAATGTAAATAGAATTATAATAAAATGTATGGTCTAGGTATTTCCAAAGGTCTCAGTCTGGAAAGAATTAGAATTAAGGGTAAAGATCATGCACTTTTTAAAGCTCGAGATGGTCGAATCTCTATGGTAGACGCAGTATGTCCTCATAGAGGTGCGAATCTTTGTAATGGAAAAGTAAAAGATAATAATATTCAATGCCCCTATCATGGGTGGGAGTTTAGCCCTGAAGGCACTCTGATGAAAGTACCATCTTCTGGTAACATTCCCTGTGGTGGTGACATTCAGTCGTATCCAGTATTGGAAGATGGTGGATTTATATGGTCTAGCGAAACTAAAGACAATCTTCCAACACAATATTGTGAAGAATTATTTGATCCTAATTGGGTAAAAGTGTATGGTTCTAGGGAACTTCAAGGCAACATCTACGACTGGATTCTGAACGCAACAGATATTTCCCATATCAACTTTGTTCATGATTTTGCCGACGAAGAAAATGCTCGCGTGAGAAACACGAAAGTTGAGATGAAAGATGATTATGTTGATTGTTTCGCCAATGTACGCTCCAAAGCCTCATCGAAGTTGACTGAACACATGCAACCCCAAGATGGATCAGATATCCATAGTCGTTTTATAGCTCCATGTACCTCAATTATTCGAATCAAGTTAGCAGGTCCTTATGAATTTATCACATTCAGTACACTCCTACCAATGGATGATGATACGACGAAAATGTCTTGGTGTATGTTGTACCCTAAAAATCCCCTCCTCGATAATCCAATCGTATATTCACGCTTTTATCAAAGAATGTTCGACACAGTCGCCCAAGATGAAGCGATCATCAAAGATGTCGCGTGGGTACCTCTCGCCCTCAACGCACAATGTGATATATTCCAATTGAAAGCGTTGGAACTTTTGAATTAACCACAATGGTACGTACACCCAATGAAGGCTGCGGTGTGAACCGCATTCGCTTCATCCGTCAGTTCCCCTTCACTCGTAAGATACCTCACACGATACGCCTTTTCCGTACGATCGGTATCTTCCCATTGAAGACGACCATGCGTGTCGAGAATGTTGGTACCATTTATATTAGCTTAGATAAAATGTAATGCATTTTATGTGAGTTAAGGATTAGTGTGCTTAATGTGTGAACGGTGTATATTTTACAATAACTAATTCCCAATCGTAATTATCCGGTGATGTAGTCCCCCCACTGTCGTCTATAAGATAGATCCTCGTGTTGTAGGAACCAGATGGACTCAGTTTAGCTATTATATGCATATTTGTATTAGTGTGTGCTAAATGTGCTACAGCTTTCGTTGACCAATCAACTATTGTATTTCCTGAATCAATAATTATGGCATAATCGAAACTGCCATGGCTCCTACTACTGTTTGTTTGTGATTTTACAGAATAATAAACAGTACCAACCGATGATTCATTAATTTCAATACCGGTATATATTTCATTATAAGAGTAATAACTTGGTTCTTTTAACGGTCCACCTCTGAATTTTCTTGTAGTAAACCCCGGGCCGGTTATTCGCCCCGAAAAATTTATATCACCATTGACGTCTAAAGTACACATGGGTGCGTTTGTCCCGATTCCAATATTACCACCGGATGTGTTTAATGCAATACTATCATATGTTGTTTTAGAGTTTATGATTATTGTTTTACCAAACCCACCATAGCGAGCAACGAACATGCCTCTGTATTTATCAAAATTATCTGTTAGACCAAGCGCAGCGGCTCGAATACCATTATTATAAAATTCCAGTAAATCCGTACCATACGTTCCCGTAAAATACACGTTATCATCGTTACCGACTACAATGCTGTTTGGGCGGGAGATCTTGTAGATACCTTCACCAATGACTAATTGGTGCCATAAAAAATACCCATTGGAGTCATATTTGGCGATATATCCCCTATGATCAAAGCTTGTAAAAGATGATGTGTCAGCAACGGTATCATCTTTATTATAAAAATTTACGACGTTACTATACACTGCACCAGTGATATAAACGTTACCGGTATTGTCAACCGTAATGTCTTCCACTTGTTCACGCGATCTTCCTTCTATACGTGTACACCATTGAAGAAATCCGCTAGAATTATATTTAGCGATAAATCCATCTTCATTAGTTGATGACGCTCCCGTCATGGTGGTGGATGAATGAATAAGTGTACCACTTTGGGAACCATCTTTATCGTAAAAAATCATGGGACTACTTGTATATGATCCCGAAACGTACACGGCACCATCATTAGTCGTCGTGAGACTGTAACCGCGATCACTCCCCGACCCCGATAAACCTGTAGACCATTGGTGAACTCCGCTAGAATTATATTTAGCGATATATGCATCAGTACCTGAACTATTAAACGTAGCGGCTTGATTATCATCTGCATTATAAATCGCTAGGGCGCCGCTGTATGTGGCTGTAACATAAACATTTCCAGTGTTATCAATCGAGAGACCCGACAAAGAAGAATATTGCGCACCCGATCCACCAAGGCGTGCGCGCCATTGGAGAAACCCGCTAGAATCATATTGAGCGATAAACGTTTCCGCACCACCTGCTGTATTAGTAAGAGTATCAGCTACCGAAGAAGAGGATGCATTATATAAGTCTAGAGTAGTGTTCGTGTGGCCAAATTGTCCAACAACGTAAATATTTTCGGCATCTGCGTCGACCCTGTACATCCTGACGTACGGTGAGGGGTGACCGGTGGGACCATTTCCAACGAATAGAATACTCCATTGAACATATCCACTTGCGTTATATTTAACGAGATATCCTTTCGTGCCGCTGTAAGCGTTGTAAGTAATCGTATCCCCGACCGTACCATCTTCATTATAAAAGTTTACTTCTGTGCCGAACCATATACCCGTGATGTAATAATTTCCATCAGTATCTAGTGCCCCGTCATGTGAGTAGACATCGTCCGTAGGAGATCCCACGTATGTATACCACTGAATATCTCCAGAATAACTATATTTGATTATAAACGGTTGTTTCCTGGGATTAGTTATTGAACCACGCTCGATATCATCTTTATCGTGTAACGTTGCATCCTCATCAAAAGTACCCGTAACATATACATTACCTGTACCATCATTTGTAATACACGTACCTTTACCTTGTGTCGTATCTGTTTCCGGATCTCCAGACGCCCGCAAGCACCAATGAAACACACTATAGTCGGTGGTAGTTGTAGAGATAGTTGCATTTGAAACTTGAGAATGTCCACCGACATTCAATTCATTCGTTATATTAACATTCCCTGACACCGTGAGTTCCTTTGCCACCTCAAGGTTCGAGGACACATAGGCGTTACCCACAACATGAAAGTTCGCTTGAGGTGTTGCTGTCCCTACACCAACCCTAGAGGATGTAGTATCCACAAAGAGATTGGCTTGACCAACTTCGAGGTTTGAGGACACGTAGGCGTTACCCTCGACGTGGAGGGTCGCATCTGGTTCTGTAGTCCCTACACCAATCTTAGATGTTTGAGTGTCCACAAACAGGTTGGCTTGACCAACTTCAAGGTTCGAGGACACGTAGGCGTTACCCTCGACGTGGAGGGTCGCATCTGGTTCTGTAGTCCCTACACCAATCTTGGACGTTTGAGTATCCACAAATAGGTTGGCTTGACCAACTTCAAGGTTCGAGGACACATAGGCGTTACCATCAACGTGGAGGGTCGCATCTGGTTCTGTAGTCCCTACACCAACTCTAGACGTTTGAGTATCCACAAATAGGTTGGCTTGACCAACTTCAAGATTCGAGGACACGTAGGTGTTACCATCAACATGAAGGTTCGCTTGAGGTGTTGCTGTCCCTACACCAACCCTAGAGGATGTAGTGTCCACAAACAGGTTGGCTTGACCAACTTCAAGGTTCGAGGACACGTAGGTGTCACCCTCAACGTGGAGGGTCGCATCGGGTGTTATACTACCAATACTAACTTTTCCACCTGTATAATAAATATTACTATCATCTTGAAGATTGGACCATGGTGTAGCACCAATTATACGTGTAAACAGTACACCATTTTGATAAAATTCACCTGTAAAATTAATATCACCATTCACATCTAAATTAAAGTTGGGTACATTAGTTCTTACACCAATCATAGACGTTTGAGTGTCCACAAACAGGTTGGCCTGACCAACTTCAAGGTTCGAAGAGACGTGAGTGTTACCCTCGACGTGAAGAACCGCAGTGGGTTCTGTGGTTCCTACACCAACTCTAGACGTTTGAGTGTCCACAAACAGGTTGGCCTGACCAACTTCAAGGTTTGAAGAGACGTGAGTATTACCCTCGACGTGAAGAATCGCAGCAGGTTCTGTGGTTCCTACACCAACTCTAGACGTTTGAGTGTCCACAAACAGGTTGGCCTGACCAACTTCAAGGTTTGAAGACACATAGACATTACCCTCGACGTGGAGGGTAGCGCCGGGTTCTGTGGTTCCTAGGCCAATCATAGACGTTTGAGTGTCCACAAACAGGTTGGCCTGACCAACTTCAAGGTTCGAAGAGACGTGAGTGTTACCCTCGACGTGAAGAACCGCAGCGGGTTCTGTGGTTCCTACACCAACTCTAGACGTTTGAGTGTCCACAAACAGGTTGGCCTGACCAACTTCAAGGTTTGAAGACACATAGACATTACCCTCGACGTGAAGGGTAGCATCGGGTTCTGTGGTTCCTACACCAACTCTAGACGTTTGAGTGTCCACAAACAGGTTGGCTTGACCAACTTCAAGGTTCGAAGACATGTAAGTGTTACCCTCGACGTGAAAGATCGCTTGAGGTGTTGCTGTCCCTACACCAACCCTAGATGATGTAGTGTCCACAAATAGGTTGGCTTGACCAACTTCAAGGTTCGAGGACACGTAGGTGTCACCCTCAACGTGGAGGGTTGCATCGGGTGTTATTGCACCAATACTAACTTTTCCACCTGTATAATAAATATTACTATCATCTTGAAGATTTGACCATGGTGTAGCACCAAATAAAAAGTTAAGCCCTACACCATTTTGTTTAAAATTACCTTTAATATCGACATCTCCATGTACATCTAAATCCGATGTTACATAAGCATTACCTTCGACATGAAGATTTGCTTGTGGATTATCAGAACCTATACCGAAACGACCATCCGTTTCTATAGCACCCTCGACCGCGAGAAAACCAGTCGTCGGATGAATTCTACTCAATCGAATGTTTCGGCCACTCATATATTAATTTACTCATATTATTATCTTACCAGATATGTGTCTCGTAAGATAGATATAGATTATTCAAAATTACACTACCGACGCAGTCGCAACCTTCTTCTTGGCTGGCGCCTTTTTGGCAGAAGCCTTAGCGGTGGGGGTGGGAGTGGGAGACTTTGTGACACACTTACACTCACAAGCAGGGCCAATGGGACCAACATTTCCCTGAGGACCTCGAGGACCCCGAGGACCGATGGGACCAACACCACCCCCGGTGCCACCTGTGCCTGTGTTTTCGATCAGCTTGAGAATGAGATTGTAAAGACGTGTCTTATCGAGACGAGTGCGCTTGAGTTCATCTTCAACTTCTTTGCGTAGAGATTCCATTGTATTATATATAAAAGAAAGATTATCTTTATATCAAATGATCTTCATCGGTCCCGCACTTAACACTGGAATTGGGAATCATGCAAAAAAATATGTAAAATTATTTGTCGATCCAAATTCAAATTATTATACTTTTGGAAGCAAACTTCCTGAGTCTCAGCATGCACTCATTTTCATGTTGCCACTAAAAAATCAAATTGAATATCTCAAATATGTCAGGAGTCGTGTAAAAAATGTCGCATGTATGACAGTGTGTGAAACTGAAACTGTACACGAAGATTACAGTTTAATCATGAAAGAGTTTAAACGTGTTGCGGTACCCAGTGAGTTCTGTAAAAGGGTTTTATCTAGACAATTTCCTGATAATGACTTCTATGTCATTCATGCACATATTCCACAACCAAAAGAAAAACCTTATACTTTTTATCATATTGGTAACATTATGGATCCGAGGAAAAAATTTAGAGATATTATTCAAGCTTTTGCTCGATTAAATGAACCAAATACGAGACTTGTCGTAAAAGCAACTGCTTCGAAGGACGTGAATATCAATTTTCCAAATGTTGAAGTTATTAATGGTCTTCTATCAGATGAAGAAATGGATAAATTACACAATCGTTGTGATTGTTACGTAAGTTTTTCACACTCTGAAGGTGTTGGAATGGGTGCTGTTGAAGCTGCAGTGAGAGACAAACCAGTTATTATTACCAACTACGGTGGCGCACCTGAATATATCAAAACACCTTATACAATTGATTGTGGACTTCAAGAGTTGGAGAAGGATGATTTCCTCTTCAAAAAGGGTATGGTTTGGGGTGAACCAAACTTTGACCAACTCTTGGAGTTCATGAGACATGCATATGATAACCGCGTCCGTGAAATGGATCACGAACACACTAAAAAGTTAGTGAGTCGAGAAAATGTTTTAAATGAGTTCTTCTTGAATGTAATTGGTAGCGAGAACGATAAGTCCGATGAGAATAGTACCACTCATCATTGAATCCCTCTGAGCGATGATGGTCATCACGAGGTCGTCGAGAACTTGAATACCGGATGGTTTTGTGGCAATGCGAGGTACGAGGGTGCTGATAGTGATGTAAAGTGCCATCGCTATTATTACAGGTCTAAGACTCTCCTGGTCTAACATTATCTTTCTATTAGTCGCTGATTTTAATTTTACTCACATCAACCTTGGTTCCCAATTGTGCATTTTTTACACTATGCTTCTTGCAATAATCTCCACACACTGCCTTAAATGCACACGGTTTACCACTCATTGTCGTCGCACAGCATAGTTTTTTTGTAGTTCTTTGTTCATTCACCACTTCCGGTGGTTTATCAATCGCAACAGTCTTTCGTTCTTCCTTCTTTTTGTCATGTTCCTGATACTTTTTCTTCATGATCCAGGTTGCATTTGCGAGTTTGAAACATGCTTCATTTGGTTCGCTGACTCGGTACATCTTAGCCGCATCAGCGAGACAACGCTGCCATATTTCATCACGGATGACTTCCATTTTGTTTCTTATTTTTTTGTAAAAACACAACCCCACTTAGGCATCTCCTGCAATTTCTGAAAGATATATATCAGAGTGGCCAGCAAAATCTGGAAATTGATCGACCGTTTTTTTCGTCGTCATATCTTGAACATTGAATATATGTTCCTTGAACTTCTTGACATCTATACCTGTCGCATTATGAATCTGTGTCTCATTCGCGATATCTTTGAGAGCGTGGATGTACGCTGCGGCATAATTTCCATGACGCACAGACATCACTGGGGAGGAGTCTTGTTGAGCCATGATGGCATATTTAGCTGACTGCTTAACCATTTTTTCTATGGATTGCTTCATACCCCTTGAGCGATTTTGCATCACCACGATGAGTATGAATATTGCGATGAACAAATAAAAGTACATCTTCTACAAGTATCTTTGAAAAAAAATCTAAATAAATTTAAGATAATGTTAAGATCTGAACCTAAGTTATTGTAAATGTCTCTCAACATTTATGATTATATTTCATTTGTATTTCTGATTGCGATTGGAGTTTTGATTACCATTATCAGTTGCTCTTCTTGAAATGGATACAAATCTCAGTAAAATTTTACAGCTTGTAGACGCTAATGTTTCAAATATTCCTGAAGGTGATTACTTACAAATTTGTAA